CTCTCTTTAAATTTCATTTATGTCCTCACAAGTAAACCAGTAATTTTAAGCGCGAATGTGATCATATGCTTGTCATCAAAAGATGGTGCAATTTCATACGATAAGCAAACCGCGCTAAAGGTGTATGTTTTAACGGTGTTTGGAGATACTGAAGAATCAGTAATCACCAATTGAAACCCGGAAGTGAGCTTATTTTCAATGTCTGAAATAAGGTCTTCCTGATTATTGCCAGCCGTTTGAACGTAGTTACATTCAATGGTGACTTCACTACCATCTGCCAAGCCAGCAATATACTCACGCGCCGAACTGTCGTGGCTGGTTACATCAATTAATGGATTAGTCACCCCAAGCCCGGATAGACTTGCGTCCTCTTCGATTAGCTCGTAAGCATTCGGGGAAACTGAAATATTTAATCTGCTGAAGGCTACGCCTCCTGTAAATGCTGCGGTCATTGTCCTAGCCCTCGTTATGCCAAATTGAGAATATTTGTGTCGTCCTAAAAGCCTCTACTGAATCCTCAAAAACAGTAATTGGCCCAGATGTGATAAATATCTGCATCACATTAATCCCCCCAAATGAACCCGTCAGGTTCTTTAGGGACGTTCTAATAGCGTCACTCAAAGTCAGAGAATCCGCATGATCCTCAGACCATGCATCAACCAAATAATCAGACCTCACAAAGCCGCTATTCCCGCCGTAAGTATTAGAGAAATTATGCGATTCTGCCTCATAAGTTATCAGCCCGTAAGTCGGCGCTGCTGGCATCCCGTATCTCGGATAAACCCTGTCACCAACAATAGCAGTTAAGCTTACGTCTGCATCCAAATAATTGTATAAATTCTCGTCGATCATAACGTTAGTTTTTTAATCTTCGCGGAAAGTATATCAGAAAACCGTTTTTCAATAGCTGCCCTGTCGCCTATGAATGTTCCGGTGAACCAACCTGTCTTTTCAAACTTGCCGGTAACGCCAACATCATAAAATGCGCCGTAGAATGCTTCAGGAAGAATCTTGATTTTTGCTACTGCTCGACCTTTTCTCTGATCGAACCTGGACGAACGTTTTAGACTTCTCGCCAAAAACCCACCACTCACCAGCCGCCCCTTAAACGTCCTGTGAGGCTTCCCGCCAACTGGTGCGGCGACCTTTATCTTTTTGAATGTTGGAGTTAGCGCGCCTGAAGTGGCACCCCTCAATAGCTTCTTTCCGATAGCTGGCCCGAGAAGCCGAAGCTCTTTTGATAATTGATCGAGCCCTTTCACCTTATTCGGCATTGTGAAGGCTCGTAGTGATTATTAATTCTTTATTCTTTTCAAGAACATTATCGATATCTTCAATATCATAAACATTATCTTTAAAAATGATTCGATAATCCCTTGTGTTCATTTTTCCAAGCGACTTTGTATAATGAAGGCGCATGCCAACGGTTTTTATTGATTGTTCCTGCATGGCCTGATATTTCTCACGACCTATTTTGTTGCCTATTTCGGCCCTAGGAGTGGAATGATTAGCCCACGTATATTTTACGCCCCCCGTAGATCCTATCGACTCAGTGCGCTTCTGAATAGTGATCTTGTGGCGTAACCGACCTGAACGGCTTTGTTTACAGCCCATAATTAAACCTTTCGGCGTGAACCACGGAGAATATCTTTGGCCACTTGGCGCAGATCACAATTCTGCTCGAACAGATAAACAACATAGGCCTTGATACCGCTTTTCAGGCTTTCTGGCACGAGCTTTTGTGATGCATAACCTGCCGTCATTCGAATGCGGATAGGGTTAGGCTGAGCAGCGTGCGAGGGCCAACCTGAGACAGAGACAACGCGCCCGCCCTCGGTGGTGGTGTCGGCGTAATAATCCTCATCGACCGTGAGAGTTTGTTCGGCAACAGGGCTGGCGGTGTCATCATATTTTACAGAATCAATCGATTGAAGTGGCCAAACGTCCAAATGAATAACTGCTGCCGGCCAGTGATCATAAGACCGCTCAACAACCTGACTCATTATCCGCAAATCACAGAAGTCCTCAGCAAAGATGCGGGCGGCCTGGATAAGCCCTTCAATGCGCACATCATCTTCATCATCATCAATGCCGATGGCAAGCTTTGCCTCTTCAATAGTGACAGGCTCTATCGTTGGCTCTGTGATAACTTTAAGTGCGCCCATGCTTCCCCGCTTTCGATTTCAGTTAATCCCCAATCTGCATACGGTAACAGCTCGCGCCAATTGGGCTGGCTCATTATATTCTGTTCTGATCGGCATGTAACCTCAAGGCCTTCCAAAGCTGCCGTAACAAGCGCAGTGGTTCCATATCCTATCGCCTTTCTGTGCTCTCTGAGTGATTCTAGCAGGGTTTTAGGATGAGCGGCTTGAGCTGGGTGAAAGCGTACTGTATCGGCATCCTCTAAAGGCCCATCATAATCAGCAAGGAAGATTAATTTAGTGCCGGTAGCGTTGTTTTTTATCTCCGGTGGCCCACGGCCTTCACCGGCAAAGAAATCACGCCCGCCCTGACCATTCATCCATCCGAGCGAAACAAACTCAGGATTACCGCGATAATAACAGCGATCAAGCAATATGGTATTAGGATTGCCAACCCAATGAGACTTAGCAAAGTACGGCCCAGAGATAACATGTAAGTCTGCCTGCGCCGATGGATCATGGGTTATCTGCGCCGTTAATCCGTGCCGCTTGAATCCGGCGATGAGCACTTTCCCGTGCTGGAGTTGATGAGTAAGCGCAGGGTTGATGTGAATGGCAATAAGCATTTATCTGTTACCTCATGGGGATCCGGCAGCCCGTGAAAAGCGAGGATTGCCAAGTCTTCAGGGACGGATCCGTTAGGTCTTACATGATATTTATAGGATCCAACATGAGGGATCCTGTTCCAGTTATCCCCAAGCATCTCCCACAAAAACTCCTGATCTCCCCACAAGCGCTCAGAATCAACCGGATAATCGAACTTTTCAAAAGGCTCATGCCAGTTACCAGGCCAACACATTACGCTTGATTGAATGCCGCCATGCCCTGACTGCGCCCAATTGGCCGGGGCAGAAAATGTGTCCGTATAATCCGCCAAATAATCAATATTGTTAGTGACCACTACGTCTAAATCCAAGTAAATACTTGGGCCTGTGGCTGTGCGCGGGGCAAATAAATTAAATTTACTCCACCAGCCTTGATATGGGGCATACGGTAAAACGGTATTAATGCCTGGCAGCTTCGATGTGGTGATGCACTTGAACGTGTGGGGAATGGTTAAATATTTCTCAACCATAGCCTTTAGCGCATATACATATGCCGTGTTGTATTTATTTCCGACGCAGACGCAGAAAACGGTTAAGTCATTCATCTCGCTTCCAAGTCAATCAGTTTTATCGTGTCGCCTTTGTTGTTCAAAGGCATGCTTCTGATAGATGGCATATCAATTTCTTTCGGCTGGTCTTCCCGGTAACGCAGGCGATCAGTCATTAACAGATATTTCGAGCCGCTTTTCTTGATATTTGCAATAGCCTGTTTGCACTCATCATATGGAAGGTGATTGAGCACCCAGAGACACATAATCATATCGACCGGCGCCGGCACTTCTTTGATGATGTCGAACTTGATCACCTCTGGCGCTCTCGGCACTAAATCATAGGCCCAGTATTCAATATGATTTGGAATATCCATATTTTTGATCCAGTTCAGATCACCAGCGCCGATATCAGCAATGGATTCTATGAAATAAGCCTCGATCAAGGCCGGTATCCATTCACGCTGAGCCTTGGTTGCCTGCATTGTGGAGCCAAAACCACATTCAGTTTCAGGCAAACCGCCCGTCCATCCGCGTTTGTATTTTTCAGGATTGCTGATCAAATCACTCATGATTAAGCTCTCGAAGCAGGTTTATCCGCTGGGCCTTTTTTGCCAGAAGCTATATATTCTTCATAAAAATTCGGCATATCAACAACTCTTGATTTCTGGTCTATTTCAAGCCTTGTTACATCAAACCAATAACCTTGTGGCACTTCACCATCTTTTTGCATTTTTGGTTTTATACATACCTGGACACACCCATAAATATCAAAAGAAACTGAATCTATTACGCCTTTGAATCCAGTCACCTTGTCTTTTACTTTATATCCGAGCAATTCAATATTGTTTTTTATAAGCATCCATTTTTATCACCCTCTTTATTTGAAATCATACCCATTGTTTGTAAATCTCCACCATTTCTTTATTTGGATGTTCGTAAAACCACGGCTGAGTATCCAGTGCCGTAAAGTGTAACAGCTTCATGTTTTCCGGCATTGGCTTGTGATAATACTGGAAATCTTCCACATTCCATTCAGGGGGAATATCGCAGGCCTTTGGCAACATATTTTGCTGGGATTTATTGTGGCAGAGGTGTTTGCAGTCGATTACAGCCACCTCAGTCGAGCCATCCTGCATGCAAACGAACCGCCCCGGCTTCCTCATAGCCCACAATTCGGCAATATCACCTAAAACGATCATATCTGGATCAAGGTATATCCCATGCTCAATCGTATAGCGAACGTCACTAAACCCTGTGCAACCCTTCTCAACTTCTGGATATAAATGGATGATTTCAACATCAGCCTCAGTGTTGGCCAATATGCTCCTCTCAGTCATCCCTTTGATAACCTCAAATCTTGGAGTCATGGCAATATAAATTGGAATCATTACTCTTCTACCATGCCAACATTAACTTCCCATATCTCTATATCACAGGAATCGTAGATAGGCGTAGGCTTCCTGTTTTCTAATTCATTTTTTAGGTTTTTTGCCAAAATCTCATTATCAAATACGCCCTCAATAAAATCACCTGAATAATCAATTCGACCCATGAGAATAAAAACTTTCATAGCGCATCCTCTAATTCCATCATCGGGAAGCACTTCATAGCCGACCCCGGGGAACAGTTAATTATTTCGATATCGGTATTTATTTCCTTCACCTTCTCAAACTGCTGGATAAGCTCAACGAATACGCCGTTCACAACCTTGATCGATGGCCAGTGCTGCAATTCAGGCTCTAAATACTCGCCAAAGTAATGCCTCGGGGTGCTCCCTGCGTCCTTCCTGTGAGCGTTATAGTCTTTGGCAAAGCACATATCATAACCAAGCAGTAAAAGTGTGCTCATGGCCTTGTGGTACGCGATGCCGGGCAATTGGAAGCCGCTTGAGTGGCCATAGTGTAGAATGTCTTTATCCTTACTGAACCCATCGCCCCACCGGCCCTTGATATGCCGAATACCGTACTTATCAGCAGTGGGCAAATCCCAAGTCCACTTTTCAGCCTTTATTTCAGACAGACCCTTATCCCATTGGGCATCGTAATATGTGGGGTTACAGGCAAGGAATACATCAAGGCTGGGGAAGTCCTTCCATACGTGATTCATGCCGAACACCATGCATTTTCCGCGTAACTGAGCCTGTCGCACCGTTTCAAGCTGCTCAGGGGTTATGGATGGGCCAGTGGCTAGGATTACGCCGATCATGATGTCTCGCCTTGGTGGATTGGGTTAATCATTAGCCGCAAAATCCTGGCAACTCAAAGATGCTAAGTATCCCATTAAATATGAGAATCCCAATTAATCCGCCAAAAAGCAGCAAACCTATTTCTTTAATTGAGTTAATCATTAGCTAAAAATACTGGATTTATGCTCAATCATATATTCTAGTGCTGCTTCATAAATATCAGCGCGAAAGTGATCATCAATGCCCGGACATTTTTTTGCTAAATTTAACGCATTCCATGCCATATCAGAAAGATCATTGCCATATTCTCTAGCTTCCCGCTTAAGAGCATTAAAATCAATTACTACTGGATTTACTTTTTCTGCTTTGTCTCTAGCTCTTTTCAGCTCATTTTCCATAACCACCCACGCACGACTAGCCGCCAGTAATTTTTCAACAAGCTCAGATTTAGTCAGTTTGGTTAACTCTTTCTTATTCATATCTGTTCTCCCGTAAACAGTCCCGATTTAGAAGTGGTGGCAGGGGTTTCGGGAAAAACCCTTTTCGGGTTATTAGCCCTAGCCGTGGATGAGCATAACAGCTCAGTTAAGTGGGCGCTATGTGTCGCTCATCTCAAAATTATAGTCATAAAAGAAAATGAACAGCGGCACGACTACTGTGAACGTGGCTGTGATTAGAAAGTATTTAATCATTCTCGGTTCCCTTTCTTGGTTGTTTTCCCGTTTGCTGGGAATAACAATAAACCAATCAGCAGATAATGGAATTCAAAGTTTTAAATGACCTCATTAAGCGGCTTTATACAGAAGCATTTGAGGGCAGTGATGCGTGTGCAGTTGATTATTTCCAGATCAATCTTGGATAATTGCCGGGAAATAGTTGAGAAGGCTGAAATGAACGTGGAATAGGGGGATTTAACGCCGCTGGGATGGTCGCCAAAGTGGTGCTGTAATCCGTTTGTGGCCTGCATATCGAAGCCCAGCAGAATTATCCGCTTCGCGCCGAGGTTGTAGGCCAGGTTAATCGCCTGAAATCCAGAGTTGGAACCCTGATTTATGTAGGATTTATCTTCAGAAAGGCCATTCTCAGCCCTGCTTTCAACGTATTCGAGCCCGTATTTGTCAGCAGCAGCCTTGTCTTGGGTGATTTTACGGCCAGCAAACTCAATCTCAGGGTGCCAATTCCACCAAGTTAAATCACACGCATAAAGAATATCAGCCCAAGGAGCGAGCTTATAATTATCATTAATCGCTATTACCGTGCCTTTCCCGCGAACATATTCAACATCTTCCGGCGTGAGAGAAGGTCCGGACGCGATTATTATGAAAGTTTCGGACGACCGCGCTTTTTTTTAGTAGGCGCCTTTTTGATAATCACTGTGTCATCCACTCGATCACTGACAGCATCAAGCACCTGATCAATTTGGCTTTCACTTAACTGGCCACCGACTTCTATTTTGACTTCGGTTACAGGCTGAACAATCTTTGCCTCAATGTACTCAGCAGCCCCAGCAGCCTCCACCAGATGCACCAGGAACGTTTCAGGGTATTTGTCCGAGGTAAGCACGTCGCCTTTGCCAAACGAGCCGTACGGTGTGATAGGTGTGGATATGATGCGAACTTTCATAATGCCTCCAATAAATCTTTATTTAGAACGAGCCGAGCAAGTATCTTTGATTATATCCCGCAAAAGCGAATATGCATTATATAAAGCAAGCTCGGCGACAGAACTATGTGACCCCTCCTTATCTTGATCTTCTCTTTCAAGATCGCTCAATGTAATGGAGTGAAGCACAAATTGCTCCGCATATTTAATACCAATCTCTCTACGTGAGATAAGGCTGTTCAAATCTTGAAATAATAATTCAATTTGAAATCTATCATTTTTGGCAGCTTCAACATCGAGCTGCGCTTGATTGCATTTATCAGCGGAGGCAATAATCAATGCTGCCAGTTGTTTTTTAGTATTATTTTTCAATAAATCTTGTTCGATTTCTTCTAAGCTCATCTTCTTTATATCCATTATATTCCCCTTTTGTTTGGGGTAAGTATGGATATTATCTAGAACAATGGAATTCAATGTTTCTAATACCAGTATTAATTGACTTTATAGAGACAAAAAAAGGGGAGCCGTTAAGCTCCCCCTTTACCTTGCCGGGCTAAACTTAGAACGAGCCGGAAATAAACGCCTCAGTGCGATATACGACAAGCGCAATACGCTCTTCCGCGAGGATGGTGAGCATGTTTTTGACAAAATTATCTGAGTTCTCGCGGCTAACTTCAACCGATGCCTGCTCACGATCCTTGATTTCAGCACCAAGGCCGAAGGAACCGATTAGGAACGTACCGGCTGCGATTGAGTTGGTCACCACCACTGGGATACCCCAGAGATTTGGCCCCATCAGGCTGCCAGGATTACCAATCACATAACGGTCATCAGCAGCACCGACCTTGGCAATCTCGATATTGAACCAATCCAGCGGGTTCAGCACGATTGTATCAGGCATGTATTCAGACACTTGAGCCTGTCGGATTGCATCACGGATTTTATCCAGAGCCAAGGTGACTACCGGAGAAGTTCCGCCCACATAGGACGTGGCCTGAGTGATGATGCCGTTAAGCTCACCATTCGCGCCAGTACCATTCAGCAACTGGGTTTCTTCTTTCAGTTTCAGGCCATAAGTCAGCCGACCGTTGATGTAGCCCTGCAACTGGGCAGAATCACCGATAACCTGTTTGGAAGCTGGAATCCAGTGAGCCAAAGTCTGAACTGCTTCAGTTTCCAGCGTAAAGGTAATGCCAGATTCGGGCTTGGTCACATTCTCGAAGGCTTCCGGTGATCCGGCAACGGTTGGCCCCGCGTTATTCGCGAATACATTCTCACGCACAAACTCAATAAGATTGCTGTTGGTTGTGCTTGTTGGAATAATGTCTCGAATAGAGAGCATCCGATTAGGTGTTGCATTGATACCGGACAGGCGATCAGCAGCCACTAATGGTTGATTCTGGCCTGTGGCATTGATGATGGCTGTTTTCATCTCCATCCGCGCCTGACCCTGCTTGCCTTCAACCATCGCCTGGAACTGCTCAGATTTCACAAACTCGGAACCGATATCCAAAGCAGACTCACCCTGATCAAATCGGCTCACGCCTTTCTGCTCAAGTTCCTGCATACGGTCGCCAAGCTCGGTCAAGCTCGTTGCAACACCATCAATAGCAGCCTTTGTTTCAGCGGCTACGCTGCCGGCAACTTTAATTTCATCGTTTGATTTGTTGACGATTTCCAAAAGCTCATTGTGCTTTTTGGAAATCGCTTCTTCTACCTTGCCGATATCGACAAGATTCTCAGCGCGTTCTAATTCTTTGGACATTTTGTTTGCCTCTCAGTTATTTGAATAAATTCACTATGCGAGCGGTGTTTTGCTCGATCTGGTGTTTAGCGATTTCATCATCAAATTGATCAGCATCGCGCTGAGCTAGTTCTTTGATACGGCTCACCAAAGCAGTAGCCGCAGACCGTGAATATCCAGCATCACGCAGGAACTTCTCAGCCTCTTTTAAATTTTCGATTAAACCTACATCAGCTTTCACAACTGAAATCCTCGCGGCATTATCAGCCGGGAAGTTAACAGGGCTGATTTCTTTCAAATCAATTTGACTGATGATTCTCAAACCATCGTCGCGCTCTTCTGCGCCACCGGTAGGTATCCTGAAGCCAATCGACAAAGCATCAACTGCCTTTCTCTTCAGTGCCGAATACAATGTCGGGCCATTCCGGTGGTTTAGATCAATCTTGCCTTTGACGAAAAGGCCTGTGTCATCCTCTTCAAGATGAATCCAATCGCCAACAGGGACTTCATAGCTGTCATGGTTGAAGAACATCGATGGTGGTCGATCACCCTTGATTGTTTCAGCGAAGGCGCCAGGTAGAATCGTGTCTCGGTATGAATCAACCCCATTGAATACAGAGGCGTACCCCTCGAACTCGCCGTTGTCACCATCAGCGAACTTCAGATTACAAGTACCAATCGGATTATCTATTTTATTTATCATATGATCACCTGGGCTTATTGTAGACCATCTCCATTACCACCACCAACCTTCTCCATTTCGCCCAAACTCTGAGCCGGCGTGAGATTAACTTGGACCGTCAAATCATCAGCGCCTTCCTTGGGTGGCATATTGTCTTCTTTCCTGAGTTCGTTTCTTGTCCGCGTTCCGTTCTGAGCCTGCGAAGCCTGAACTTCTGCGCGCGTCTTCGCATCCATTTTAATGAAGCCTTTCACGTCATGGTCGGCTGACACGGTTCTTTTGTCAGCAATTAAGCTGTCGAGAATAGAGCACTCCCACTCATCAATATAATCCTGAAGGGTGAAAGTAAGGAAAAATTGCATCTGTTGTTCGAAGGAAGCAGGCCAAGCGCCAGTCCCACCACCGGACGCACCAATCAGAACCTCTGGCACCCCGAAGAATCGAGCAACTTCACCCAATTGCATCTTGCGGGTTTCGATCATTTGCATGGTATCGGGGTTCAAACCATCCTGTTCGTACTTCACACCACCCTCAAGGAGCCACAATTTCCCCTTGTTGTAGGCTGTTTCGCTCACACTATCGTATAAAGCTCGGGCTTGGTCGCGCTGTTTGTCGGTCAAAAAGTCATCAAAGGTCAGTCGACCGCCACCTGAGTGACCGCCATTGGCAAACTGCTTGGCCGCGTACACATCAGCAGACACGGACAGGCCCAACGTTTTGGCCGCATAGTCGACGCGCTGATAACCGGCGATCCCGTCAGAACTAAAGCCCTTCATGTGCATGATCGACTTTTTGGAATAAACGATAATCCCCATCGTTGTTTGATAATGGTAGGTAAGATCACCATCCTCACCAATGACAGGAGTCATTCGGCTTGGCCTCAATGGGATAATTGATACCGGGCGCTTTCCCATCCACTCGATATGGGCATAAGCATTCGACCACAAACAAAGCTGAAGTGTCATCGCCTTCCTGAAGTCTCTGGGTTTCATCAAAGCATTCGGGGAAATGTGAAACAATGCGTTGAGCGGACCATCATCGATAAGCTCTCGACCATCGTCAGTTTTTTCATAGAAGTTAATCGGGAGTGATGCCACCGAATTGGTGATGTACTGCACACAGGCCCAGACCGCCGATACCTGCATTGCTCGTTCGTTGCTTACGGATATCCCGGCATCCGTCGAAGTGTTTCCAGTTCCCGTTTGTGCGCCTTTGTCGTTATTTGACAGAGAGCCGGAACCAAACCACCCCAACATCGTTGAAAACAGATTCATACGCCCACCGGATTTGAAAGGAAGTCATCTAGACCGCCGCTGTCTCGCTCAATTTGCCAGCG